AGCATACTGTCTTTCAACAGAGAAGCCTACACCTGTACCATTCATAAGGATATATAATACCTCATCAAATGCTCTTGGACTATCAATAGGAATATAAGAACAGTTATAACCTGCAACATTCTCTCTATCTAATGCATCACCTGATGTCATTAAAGCTCTCATAGATGGCATAACTTGTAAAGAAAGTATAGCTTCTTCTAAATCATTCCATTCTTTCTTTTTGATTACACTATTATATTCATTATCTATATGTTGTTTAAAGAAAGAGATAAGTCTGCTTACAGTTTCACTCCAACTTTCTCTTCTACCTTCTTCTTCTAACCATCTTGAATACCTAGACATATGTATAAATGATTGATACTCTGTAGGTAAATAATTACTTCCCATTAATGATGCCATTTATGTCTCCTTTCCATACTTCTTTTCTAATATTAACTCTGCATAGTGTATTACTTTTCTAATATCTTCTATGCCATTCTTTGTTTTGTGACGAGTTATATATTTTACCACATTACCCTCTAAGAAGTCAAGATTATTTTTAACAATATAATCTACAGGTTGTATAGCACAGTCTTTATAATGATTACCACCTATTTGTTTATCACTAGGTTTAGTTTTATTAAACCTTTCTTTATTAATTAAACTTTCTTCTGCACTACGTCTAGCCATATACTGTTCGTGACTTTCTCTTGACCATCCTCTATCTTCTTCAGGATTTATCAAGCACTCTTCTGATCCTTTGTCTGACATATTTTATCTCCTTTGAATTAATTACTTTTATTGCGAAGCTTCTTGTATACTGTGCATCCATACCTGCATTCTCACAGACATACTCAAAGTTATCACATGTTACACCTACACTACAGAAGAACCATGCACGAGCATTAGCTCTTTCAACACTTGTACGTGGTGATTCTACTTTAGTTTTTTCTTTTGTTGCATCTAACAATGCTTGAAATATAACAGATAAAAATAACATGCGTTCAGAACTACTGTTCTCACGTTCCTTTATCTCTGCTAGTATCTCAATGTACTCTTCATTCATTAGTCCTCTATTATTTCATCTCTAAATGTATCCTTTAACATAGATGCAGCTTCGTCTGCTTCAGCAGCTAACTTTATTTGTTTGATAAACTCATCAACAATTTGTCCATGCTCTCCTATGCCAACAGGATGTTGTAAGTATATACGTGCATTAGTTATAGCTTTATCTCTTTGTGATTCAAACTCAGCTAATGCTGTATCGTACATTGCTTTTTTAATTGCCATTTTGTACCTCCTTTCTTTATATATATTCTGCTTTAATAATATCTTTATGTTTTGTTCTTATGCTATAACCTTTACCATTAGGTCTATCACTTCGTTTTTGATAACCACCTTTAACTAATTTGTAAAGTGTTGATGCATCATAACCTGCTTTTTCTATTTCTCTTTTACCTTTAAAAATAACTATATCACCATTTTCTTTTATACATTTTATAGGCATCTTTGAAGTACTAGCATCACTTGCTTTTTGTCTTGTTTCTTCAGAAGAATAATATTCTTTCATAGTTTTACTTAGCTTTTTACATCTTTCAGGATCTGTATACATCTCAACAGGTGGAAAAAATTTACCACCTACATATGAATTATAATAAGCAGGTTCATCTGTACCTTCTATCACAGCAGTAAGTACATCCCATTTTACTTGATAATACATTTCATAATAACGTAAACTTCTTCTGTTTTTATACTCTGCAATTACTTCAAATGTAAAATGTTCTTTACCTATCTTTTCTATATCTGCATTTAAATATTTAGATGATCCTGTATATATTTCCCACTTATGTTTTTTCTTTTTCTTACCCATAGAAAAATATTGTTTACAACCTACATATGCTTTAGTAGTTTTAGTATTTGTTATAAGATAAACAAACCCAAACTTATCTAGGTTAGGTACAAAAGGTTCATTAGTATCATACCTAACCCAATGACTTATCAAGATGTAATCTCCTCTACATTAGGTTCTTTAACCACCTTCGTAAAGTACCTAGGTCCATTTGCATAATTGAATATACGTAACCCTTTACCTTCATTCGTATCACTCCAACAAGTAATATTATGTGGACAATAAACGCAACCAATAAAAAGCTTACGATTACCACTACCACCATCAGGCACATCACTATAACACCTATCAGGTGGATCATCTTTATCCATAGCTCCTTTAAGATATTCAATTCTTTGTTTAGCATTTATCATCTCCATTGAATGAACACGAGTTAAACAAATATTACCATGCTGTTTATCTATAGCTAGAAAAGCAGCTTCATCTACTTCATTACCTTCAGCATAAGCAGAGATCTGTGCTATATAACCAAAGGGATCATCTTCTTCTAGTTTATTCTTAGCAAACTTCTCAAAGCTTTTACCTGATGCACTCTTACAATCAACAAGCACACCATCTATTACACAGTCTTGATGACCTACTATACCATTAACATTAACTTGTTTTTGTAAATCAGTTACTATGTGTCCTGATAGTCTAGCTAAAAGAATTAATACATCTTCTAACAGATGACCATATAAAAATTTTATTCTTGTATTAGGTTCTAAAGGTTTAGATTCTACTTTAGAATTTTTCTCATACCATAATTGTCTTGCAGGTTTACCTATAGCAGAAAGTCTTAGCTTACCTCTCTCTCTAGGTGTTTCATTAAGTAAACCTTTTATTGTTTGTTTAATACTCTTTGTAAAAGAATCTAAATGAGCATCAACTTCTGCTTCATTTAAATTTGTTTCCACAAGAGGATCAAATAAATCATACATATCTTTTACTAAAGTATCAATGGTTTTCATAATAAATAATGGAGAGATACTTACTCAGTAGTACCTCTCCATCCTTTCGTAGTTGGTTATGCTTTTGCAAAATCTAAGTCAGCATCCTGCGTACTTTTGTAGCCATCTTCAATAACATCAAAGTCACTTGTGACATCACTATCAGATGATTCAGGTGCAGGTATAAAATTAATAACCTGTACTGCTTTTAGATCACCAAAAGTTCCATAAGGTTTATGCTCATATGTAGTATACTTTACATTAACCAATGAACCATTACCAACTTTTTCTTCTGTAAATGGAAGTCTATCTGCATCTACAACTTTGGGTTTAGGTTTGTCTTCACCTGTCTTTGCCCATTTAGTTTTTGCTTTAATGGTTACAAAGTTTCCATTGTCATCACCTTTATTCTTAATAGATAGACCATCTGCTTTAGCTATAGATACATTTTTGTCATCAAGATTACAGACATCAATGCTCCACTCACCTTCTTCTTTAAATTTGTAATTAGGTTTAATTATATGTGCCCAATTAGCTATTCCTTGAATTACACTCATAGGTGTTTTCCTTTCCTTATTATTAATAAAAGAATTATTACATACCTTAACATTATTGTCAAGAGTTTTTTTCATAATAAAACTTTTATTTAGTTTTAAAATTAAACTCATCTCTATTCTTGAGATAAGGTCTTGTTTTCCTTGATGTTTTCTACCCCATGTTTTGTATGCAGAATCTTTGTAGCTTTCTACTCTGGTATTTTTATCTACAACTTTGTCAGTTAATTCTACCAACTCTTTTGCATCACACCATACATAGTCATGCTCTCTTTCAAATACAAAGTAATCACAGTCACCATACAGCCAACCTTTATTACCTATTGTATTTAAAAATTCAACAACAATCCATGCGTCATCCAGAACTCTTTGTTTGTTTCCAGTTCTTCTAGCTTTTACATCTACACTAACTGTTAATCCTTTATATGTTAAGTATAAATCTATATGTTTATTTATATTTTCTTGTTCATCAGCTATAGCAACTGTGTAACCATGTGACTTAGCTGTCTGTATAAATTCATTCTCTACTTTTATACCTCGTTTAATATAATCAGCATGGTCTTTTCTTCCTTTAAACTCTTGTACTAATGTGTCTGTGCCCATGTTCTACCTACCTTCCATTCATTATCAAGAGGACATTTTATTCTTAATTCTTTCTCAGTATCTTTCATTGCATCTTTAGTTACCTGTCCAAACCTTTGAACATCTTTATTCAAAACTTCAAACTGGTATTCATCATGTATAGAAGCAACAAGTTTAGCATCTATAC